ACCGAAAAGGGGAAAAGAAAATGACACGCAAAGACTACGAACTAATTGCGAGGGCTTTCCGAATTGCTAAGGGCTCAACAGAAATTGCGGAATACGACGCAAAAACTGCTTTAGATTTAGCCTCAACAATTCTCGCCGATAGCCTTGAAAAGACGAACCCACGATTTGACCGCGAGCGCTTTCTAGTTGCTTGTGGTTTTCTTCCAAAGTGCGACAAGTGCTCAAAGCGTGCGCGGTTCTTTACATCTAAGACCGCCTATTGCTCGCTCCCTCACGCTCCGGCGTGGGCGCGAAAGATTCAAGCAACCGCCTAGTGTCTGCCTATCGGCTAGGGGTGCGATACCCTAGCCGGTGGGGAGATACTAGTCTCCACAACAAGAAAGGGAAACTATGAGCAGGGCAACAGTTGAGCAGATGAAGCAAGAACTACGCACCGAACTATCCAACGGTGGCGACATTGACGACATAAAAGACCGCTCCGGCGAGTGGGTAGACGGCTATCTTCCGGTTTATTACAACCGAATTGTTCAAGAGTGGCAGGAGATGCCTAGCGAATACAACAACCGAGGGAGCGCTGAGTTAGGTCTAGGGCAAGAGATAGACATCTACAACCTAATGAGTCTCGACCTTTATCTCTATTACACCGATTTATTCAATGAAGCGGTGGAAGAACTAGAGGAAGAACTCTCCGAGCAGGGTGAGGAAGTGGGCGCGTAATGGAACCGATTATCTGTGAAATCTGCTACGAATTCCTAAATAACCCTAGCGAGTACCTAGCGCACCAAAAGGCAGAACACGAGGAAGAAGAGGAGGAGGATAAACCCTGCTCCTGCCTAAAGTGTGAGCAAGAGAGGGAGCGCGAGGAGCGCGACTTTTACACCGTAAAGATTCGCATAGTGGAAGAGGGCGCTAATGTTTGAGGTGTCTCTACGCTGGCAAGACGGCGCAATTCAGCTTGGAATTTATGTCGTGGCGATAGTTGCGATTTTATGGGTGATGAGTAAGATAGAGGTAAAGAGTGGGGGAGAGGCTCCCACTCAACAAGAGAAAGGGAAAGAGTAATGAAAGACTGGAAGGAATTACCAAACGGCTCTTTGATGTATGTCGGGAGTTACGACTGCCACGAGTGCGGGTGGGTTGATTCTGATTTTAGTTTCTTTTATGAGGGAGATGACGGCTGGCTTTACTGCTCACTACACAAGAAAGGGAAACAATGACCCCGCGCTGTGGAGTATGTGGAGGACACTACGGCGAACTCTTAGTGAGCCACGCCGAAATGTGTGAGGATGATAGGAAGGCTCCGGCGCAACCTTACGCACCGGAGAAAACAATAAACGACCTAGTAAGAGAAAGGGAAGAGAGCAATGCCTAAGTATAGAATAAATTACACAATGGAGCGCTGGTATAGGGTAGATGTGGAGGCAGATAACGAGCAGGAAGCGCTATCTAAATTCCACAATAACGAACACAGCGACCCTGAATTGACAGGTTACGGAGATGTATTACAAGACAGCGTAGAAGTAGAGGAGGCGGTCAATGTCTAAGCCAACAGCAGAATACTACGAGGCAAAGGCTAATCTCTGCCGAGATTTAGCTATAAAAGGTATGGTGGAGGGTGACCCAAAGAAGGCAGGAGATAACCTGATTCGTATGGTCAATGCCCTCAATGAACTAAACCTAATCAACTACAAGAAAGGGAAAGAGGATGAATAACACAATAGAACGAGAGGCTATGCTTGAACACCTCCAAAAGTATCGCAGTTATCTACACAGAGAAAAGAAGTATGCGGAAGGGGACACAAGTTCCGGCTACGCTATGTTCGAGGGCGCAATAAAGGCAGTAAATAACCTGATAAGAGAAGTGAGAAAGGGAGAGGTATGAAGCCGATTCGATTCTATGAGGTAGCCAATAGTAAGGGAGAGATAGAGTGGGGAGGGGCGAGCGAACGCGATGCCGTGACCTGGTTCAGAAGAGGACTAGACCGCTCTATCTATGTATCAGTATGGGATGAAGAGAACGAGGATGATTTCAAGCTGATAACTGACAAGATAGATGTGACTAAACTGGTGCTGGCTACGCTGACGGAGGGCAGGGGATGATGAGAGAATTACACGCAACCCTAACCCGAGTGCTGGAACTACTGATAGAGGGCATTGAGCAGGGTTGGATAAAGATAGAGGAGGAGAAGTGAGCCTATTTCTTGGAGTAATACTGGCTTGTCTGATAGCCTATGCCCTTCTATGTATGGAAGGAGATACTGAGTGGTAGATGTGGAGAAGAGAATAAGAACTGCTACTACCCACGCCGTAAGGCAACGCAACTACCGAAGGGTCAGGGATAGGGCGCTAAGGCGCCTCGGTAATCTCTACCCAGACCAATACCGAGAATTACTGGAGGAGGAGAGGGCAAGAGATGAAGCTGAGAACAAAGTTTGGCTTGACATTAGTGGCAGGACTAACGCTAGTTTGGGCTTATCAACCGATAACTCACAACCCAGTGAAGTTGCCAACGGACTTGGTAATCAAAGCAAGGCAGGCTAGTTGGGATGAGAAGAGAGAGAACAAACGAATCGCAAAGGCCTACGCTCAAGCTGGTTGGGGATGGAGCGGGAGACAATGGCTATGCCTCCACGACTTGTGGATGCGAGAGTCGCGCTTCGACCACCTCGCAGATAATCCTAACTCATCAGCTTTCGGTATTGCTCAACGACTTGGAGAAAAGGATAGACGACCTCGAATCCAAATCCTCAAAGGCTTACGCTACATTCACGGACGCTATGGAAATCCTTGTAAAGCATTATCGTTCCATAATTCAAGAGGACACTACTGATGTGGTAGAATAAGTTTGCTAGGTTCTTATACCCTTTCGACCTAGCAACAGAGAAGCCCCGACTAACCTCGGGGCTTTCTCATTTATCGTTTGAGTAGAAGCCTGGTCCCCGGAAGGTGAGAGGGGGAGAGGACCAGACTCTATTCGTCAGGCTACCGCAGTCAGTACAGGAGGGAGCACTGGCTTCGGCGTGGATGGAACGCTCGACAAAGAGGATAGTCGAGCATTGAGGACACTTGTATTCGTAGTTCATACTTCCTCAACAGGCATCAGTTTAGTAGCTTCAATTAAATCAACTACCTTTACTAGATAACCGCGAGAAAGATTAGGTGGTATCTCGCAAGTTATGTCCCTGCCGAAAGTCTTGACAGCGTGCCATAACACGGTGGTAGGTAGCATAAGGACAGTCTTCTTCAATACGAAAGCCCAGTATTCAGCTTCAGTTATAGCCAACCCGGAGGGTGACCACTTGTTATCTTTGGTGAAGAAGCACTCGACTTCAATGTAAACATTATTAGTGAGATGCCATTTCCTATCGCGCTTTACCTCAACGCGCTTGCCATCAGTAAGCAACTCTTCTACTAATTGCTCACCCTTTCTACCGTAGGAGAAGTCTAAGTCGAAGGATGATTTATTGGTCATTGCCAGGGACTCTCTCCACCGAGGAGATTCTGAAGTTTTCTCATAGAGTTATTCACTTTCCTATCGGCAGTAGAGAGAGCACAACCTAGATACTCGGCCATCTCTTGGAGGGTTAGATTCTCGTGGTATCTCTTGATAAGTATGTCCTTATCTGCCACATCTAGTTTTAGGTAGGCTTTCTTGATGTCAATGAGGATGGCAAGCAGGTTGCCACCTTCGGCTGGAGCAGATGGCTTGCGTGGTTGCCCATCGTTTATCATCTCTTGTGCTTGCTCTAGTACTGTGCCATCTAAGACTGATGAGATGACGTGAGGTAGGAGCTGAGCTAGAACTAGCGTATCGTAGAAGGACTCATCGCCTATCTGATAGCCGCTCTTCTTAGCCTTCTCTTTGCGAGCGTAACGCTCTGCGTGTCGGCGCATCTGCCAGGAGATTCGCTTCTCGTTGATAGTGCGCTGTAGTTTATTCTCTTCGCTTAGTAACTCTGCGTAATGTGATGCCCTACTCAAAGCCCAGGCGTATAGTTCCTGGACTATATCCTCCCGCTCTACCCATTGACGGTACTTACGATAAATACTTTGAGATACCGGGGGAATCAAGTCGTAAAAGGCGGGATGTAGTTCAGTCATTGGGAAGCTCGGGCCACTTTTTATCTAATACCATAATTGCAATGGCACTGTAGTTCAGTAAATCTATGAAGGAGTCTCGGAGGGATTCGTTTGATGGTGCAACTCTTGAATCAATGAGATGATTAATCCTGGCAATTTTATCGTGCATCCTGACTCGCAATCCGTTGAGTGCTCCACCTGGACTGTGAGCAATATTTTTCGGCCCATAATCTTTGTGTTTACGTATGAGGAGATTTCCTGCGGCATCGAGGATTCGCCATACATCTTGGACGAAAGCTTCATCTATTTGCGAACCGGCATTGGTTGGCAAGTTATCGTACCAGCCTTGTAATCTATCGAAACTATTATCATCCCCATATCCATCAATAATCTTGCTGCCTCTTGTAGTTCCTTTTTCTTGGTCATTCATCTGGCTCCTCCTAGTAGGTTGTTCAACGCATCAGGTCCTTCTGCCAGATAGAACTCGTTGATGTCCATACCTGGTGGTAATTGTACTATTTGTCCATTAGTCAATTCACTTGCGACACGCCGAGAGAACTCAGCTCCAGGATTGGAGCCATCTTCTTTCACATCATTATCGCCAACAATATAAACAGTATCAAAGCCATTAAATAATCTAGCAAAGTGTGGCTTCCAAGCAGTAACACCTGGCACACCAACTGCTGGAATGTTACACATACCCGATAGCACTACTGCATCTAACTCACCTTCACATACAAAAATACTTCCTGCATCTAAAGTTACATCGGCTACGTTATATAGGTGTGACTTCTGCCCAAGAGGTGAGCCATACTTAGGCTTGCCATCATCTAATCTTCTAAACTTAAAGCCAACACAATGACCGAGGACTGTGATGTATGGAATGGATAGCCAACCTTCGTGCATCTCGTGTCCATTGGCTGGTTCTGTAATAGTACCAAGCATAAACTGCCGAGCTACATCTTCAGATATTCCACGTCCTTCTAGGTATCGCACGGTTTCTTCGTTTAGATTCGCTGCGTACCGCGTTGCCGCCTCCAGCAAGGATTTCATCTGCTCGCTCGACTGCATCTTTGAATCCTATCCCTTCCTTCTCCATAATAATATCTAACCCTGACCCACCTTTACCGCAGGTGTGACAGAAATATAAATTGCCGTAGGTATCTATTACTGCTGACCTTCTTGTATCGTTATGGATACAACAGCGAACAGATACGTTCCGTCCCTCTCTTACTTCACCACCATAGAAAGAAACTATCTCGCCTATGGGGATTGTACTTGCATCAACGGAGCCTTTGCGTTTGCCTTTACGTACCACCCTGGACCAGTCTTGTGTTGACATCCGCAGTCCCCTTCGCATTTCTCGTGGAATGTTTTAGCCATCGTAGTATGGTTATTACTGTTGTACTCGCCAGCTAACTGACAGTCGTGGCAAATCACTTCTGTTCTTCTTTCGGTTCTTCCTTTGGTTTAAGAATCTCCGTTGATGTTATCTCACCTTGTGGTGTTGGCATCTGCTCTATCCATTTCTCTAACGTTGTTATCACCCAAGCATCTTCAATGCTGGCATTGCGCCTCTTAACTATTACAAAGGCCGGTGGAGAATGAAGTAAACTACGAGCCTTTGCATAGTTGTCAGCCTCAGTCTGAGCCTCAGCCCAGAACTGCGGAAGGTTAATTGACTTACGGTTCTTGCATTCTAAAATGTAGCTCTGACCTGCGATTATGGTAACGATGTCACCTTCATCATTGGCCCCAGCCTTGGCTAATCTCTCAGCAAAATGTCCTAGTTTGCGTAGATATTTCATCACATCTGTCTCAAACTTTGAACCTTTGGCCTTGTTATAGCTACTCATTAGTACCTAACTAAAGGATTATTGTTACGAACCATACGGCCTATCTCATCTACATTTTCTATCCGACAAGTTGCATAGTCGACAAACAATGCAACGTGCTGGTCAGCGTTAGCGTACATAGGACCAAAGCGATTCTTAACCGGAGCAACGCGTAGCGTTCCTTCAGTTGGAGAATAACCAAGGGTAAGTATCAGCGACGGAAGCTGACTTACCTTGCCGTGTATGGCTCGTCTTGCAGGCGGTGTGGTGGTATCTCCATACTCACCCTGCTCTGATACGTGGTGCAATACCATTACGCAGGCTTCGGTTTTCCTAGCCATATCGTGCAGTTCCATCATTATCTGACGTAGCCCTGCCCATTCGTTCTCGTGTTCTGCTACTACATTCATCAGGTTATCTATGACTATAAGTTCCGGTGCTACACCGAAGACTTCTACATAGGCTTTGATTTCCAGTTCGATGTCGTCGAGTGATGGTGATGAATCAAAGACCCATTGGATGTGTGTCATATCCTTTAGGAATGAATCGTAGTGCCGAGGATTCTTTTGCAGATTAGTCTCAACGCTGACCTGTCCGTGACCTGACAGCGCTGAGGCTACTCGTATCATTACCGTTGCAGTATCAGTATCTGCTGAGAAAAAAAGAGTTGGTACCTTAGCTCTGATGGCATAGACCAAAGCGAACATAGACTTTCCAGCATTGGGTGCAGCGGCAACCATACACACTTGACCTCGCCGGAACTTAATCTGTTTGTTGCTTAAGTCTTTCCATACATCGGGTAAAGGTGTTGCTTTTGTCGTAACGCTACTCCAAGCGCGTGACAACTTAAGCACTTCTTCCCTCCCTTGGTAATCTTATTCTTCGTTTTGTTCTTATGACTTCTCTCTGAGCGGCGCCAAGTCCACCCCAGATACCGTGTCGCTCGTGGTTAATGCCCCATTCGGCGCATTCAAGTCTATGTTGGCAGCGTTCACAAATACTTTTTGCTCGGAGTACATTACGTACATCTCCACCAACTTCGGGGAACCATAAGTCTCCCCCGACTTCTGCACATAGCGGAGCCTCGTATTCACGTGGCTCACGCATTTCATTACCTGACCCAGATTGTCGGGCACTTATCTGTTGCTCCCTTTGGAGCAGCACACATATAACCCTTCCAAGGTCCTTTGGCTCCAGTTCCTTCACGGTAACTCATCTCACCGTGCTTGCAGACGTGACCACCTGCTGGTGCGGCTACTGCCGCGCTTGGTACGTTATTAGTACGAACGGGCGCAGCCGAAGCAACGCTTCCGAAAGATTGGCTAACGCTTGCAATGAGGGTGGAAAAGTCCTGCGCTGCTGTTAGCAACGCTTCTAGTTCCTCCTTGTTCGCAGCGTACAGATTGATGAGTGTTCCATCGGGTGACTTAAAGTTCACCTGGAACTTAGTTGATTCGGGTGCAGCCATTTATATTCCTCCAGTTTGTTTAACGGAAAGCCTTGCGCTTTCCTTGCCTTGCTTAGTCGGTACGAAGCCTAGTGCTTTCTCCACCGCTTCCTTATCGACCGTGTTACTCTGGACCGTAGACCATTTAATCTCGACTCCAGTTTTGGTAACGCCAGTTATGCCGAGCAATCCTTCTCTTAGCTCGGACTTCTTATCTTCTAATTCTTTTATCTGCTGGTCAATCTGCAAATAATGCAGAGCCTTGGTGTCTGCTTCGCTATCATCTATGACAGGAAGTTCATTCTTTATACGTTCTTTTTTTAGACCAACGCATCCCATCTCGCCTGTTGAATCGTAGTACTTGCAATAGAACTTGCAGTACGATTCATCGCGCTCCGGTGCTGGTGCTTCAGCAGATTCTTTTATAGCAGCGAGCCAGTCTAAGGCTTCAAGCGCTATTTTCTCATCGTATGGTTCTGAGTGAACCTTGATGTCTCGCTCATCACCGTCTCTTGGTATAGCTACCAAATTGACAGTCTTAGGCTTCCCCACCCCAGACTTTTCAATAAGGTAGCCGTATACCTGTACTTGCCAGCGTTGCTGCTGGCTTGGAAAGTAGGAAAGGTTCTTAGCCTTTACTGTCTTCCAATCTATGACGTCCCCTGTGTCCGGCAGGAAGGCGTCGACGTGCGCTTTCATACCGTTATATTCAACGGTACTTTCAAGTAGTATTGAATTGTTACCAGCGAAAGCCGACTCGATGGCAGAATGTATAGCCGTTCCCATAATGGCAGCGAGCTTTAGTTCTGCGTCGTTCGTCTCGGGCTGGTTATTGAGTCGATACCAAACCTTACGGCGGCACCCACCCAATTCTGATGGACCAATCTGCACCTGCGTAGACCTTGGTCGGTTGTTCTCTTTATCGTGCAGAGCCTTAACTAATAATTCTTTTATATCCATCTTGCCCACCTAGTAAATGTAATGTTGAAGAACAGAAAGTTCAACTGTAATACTGATGCTTCGTGAATGTTTGTTTTGTATTCCATTAGCTTGTAGTAATCAAAGCCAAGTGCGAAGTTACTTAGGTAGTGCCGATTCATATGGACACTGTATCTTCCAAAATCCCTTTGCATCAATACTCCTTGTGTTGGACAACTAATTGTATAGGAGGACAGGTATTAACGTCTAATACTGATGCAATTTCTACGGCACGTCGGGCGTGTCGCTCAGGGTATCGATGAAGATTAGAAGTAGACAAACCGTAGAGATACCCAAGACCGAAGCTACCGCCCGACCCAAGACCGTAGGCCCCGTAATCAGATTGAATAAACGATAGGTCCACTGCGATATGAAATAGGTTGCCGTTGAAAGCGACGAGGTAATCAAACCCTGCGTCTTTGTCTTTGGTTGCTTCAAAAGGGTCATAGCTATTCTCCTTAAACGCCGTGAGTATGGACGGCAGTACTTTCTTACCCATCCACTGAATCGGGTCTGCGCCTTTGTAACTCGGCGGAGTCCAGTTATAGGCAAGGATGTCACCAGGTCTAGAATCACCAGTAATACCCAGCAGATACTTACCAACGGATATTATCTTCGGTGTTGTAGTAGCAACAGTCCTTTGGTTATCTTCGGTAATCTGAGAATCTGCAGCTAAGATACAGCAGTTTTCTAACTGGATTCCGATGAGGGTAGTCACAGAAAAATCCTACCTCCTTTACGGCGTGTCGTCGTTAGCGACACACCAACGGTTACTACAATATGAGCCGAAGGCGAATTACAGACGGCCCCTTACGGGGCCGAGGCGGTAGCCGAGAGGCGACCGACCACAGGAGGGAGCCGTGCCGAGCAATGTGGCTCCGTCTACTAAGGCTGCGAAAGAATAGCCTACCACCAATCAAGGCCTCTGACCTTCGCTCGGTTGGTCCGACGCATCAATGCGTCTGCGGATGCACAGTCTTTTCTACTTATGTCCAGTTCGATGATTATGAAATCTGCTGGTATGCACTTGA